TCTGGAGTTGACATAATTAAGTACGTTGGTACTGGGGTAGCAGGTACTATACCTCATAATTTAAGTGCAGTTCCTAGATTTATAATGGTCAAACCCTTAGACCCTGTACAGGATTTTTACGTATATCATGCAGATGCACATGACACAACTCCTGCCGGTTACTATCTTAGGATAAATAGCACAAGTGGTAGGTTTTTTCTGGCCAGTATTTGGAATAATATAATCCCAACTACCTCGGTCTTTTCAGTCGGAACATCGGGTGGAACTAATAAGCTAAATGATAATTATGTTGCTTATGTGTTTGCAGATGTAGTTGGATTCTCTAAGATAGGGTCATACGTGGGATCAGCTACTGACGCTTTCGTAAATTGTGGATTCAGACCTGCGTTTATACTGATTAAAAGGCGTGATAGCGCGTCACAATGGCAGATATATGATTCTAAAAGGAGCCCTAGTAGTCCAGTCAACGATACCCTACTGGCAAACACAAGCGCAGCAGAATCTATCGGCACTATAGCTAAAAATATAGATATATTAGCTAATGGGTTCATACACAATGGTACAAGTAGCGAAATAAATACAAGCGGTAATAATTACTTATTTGTCGCATTTGCAGAACATCCTTTTAAATACAGCAGGGCAAACTAATGTGGAAAGATATAAATAATAAAACTGGGCATAAAAACCTACAAGGGAATGAGTATTTATATGGTAATATGAAGTTGTTAGATTCAGGAGAATTGTCTAACGCTTTTGCAGATGGAATACAAATATTTATTAAACCAACGCCAAAACCAGAACCAGTTGGAAAGGTATTCAAGAGAGCTAAGCGCCAAGCTAGACAAGAGGTTAAGAATAGATTCGATATAGAGAATATTAAACCAGTTGTTCATGGTGGGCAGCAGTTCAATGGAGGTATTGAATCAGTTAGTGAGCTTCACCTTTTATTGGTTCTAGCAGAGATGAGTGGTGAAATAGATGTGTTTATCCCTCTTTCTAATGATAGTGTACGTAAGAAGACTCTTGCTGAAGCAAAAGATATTGTTATTGCTGTTGGTAATGATTACAAGGATAAGATGGGAATAAAACGAGCTTCTATCAGAGAGATTAATAAAACGGTTGATAAAGCAGAACTAGACCTTACTGTATTACCTTGGCCTCAGCCAAAAGGGGTTTTTTAAATGCTATTTTTAACACTATTAACTATGACCTCTATTCGGTGTACAGAGATGTACAGACTCGATAGGGTTTTAAGATATAAAAGTAATATATTAGAAAAGGAGATATTACTATGATATTTTCAAATGCAAATAGTAGTATGGAACAAGTATTTATCAAGTATTTAGAAAAGACTGAGGAGACCTTTAAAAACCTAGATACTACGTTAGAATATATTAAAGAAGAATTACATAATACAAATAAACAAATAGCTCAGATAGACGCTACACAAGTGTTAAGACTGTTAGAGGCTAAAGATGAAATTTATAAAACGGTATTTAGTAGAGTTGTAGATACTAATCTTTATGACAAAGATTTGAATACTATGTCAGATGCTTTGAAGAAATTAAGGACAGATGTTGATGGTAAGGTTGATAAATCTACTGTTAAGTTGATGTGGGCTGTATTGCCTACTGTGATAACTATAGTAACTGGCACAATTATATGGCTAACAACCACTACTTAAAATTAATTGAACTTACAACTACTTTGATTGTCTAATATTGTTTATAACATATTATAATGGACTATGGCTGAAATAACAATACCTTATGAATATAAACCTAGACCTTATCAAAGAGATTTATTCAAGGCATTAGACTCTGGATATAAAAGAGCTGTAACCGTTTGGCATCGAAGAGCTGGAAAAGATAAATCAATGTTCAACCTTTTAATTAAGAAAGGGTTAGAACGTAGAGGTGTATACTATTACCTCTTTCCAGAATTTGCACAAGCACGAAGAGTTATCTGGGATGGTGTAGATGGTTCAGGTTTTAAGTTTATGGATCATATACCAGACATGTTGATACAACGTAAGAACTCAACAGATATGAAAGTTGAGTTGGTAAATGGCAGTATTATACAATTAATTGGTACTGATAAGTTTGATAAAGTTCGTGGATCAAATCCTGTAGGATGTGTATTTTCAGAATTCGCATTCCACAACCCAAAAGCTTACAACCTTATTAGACCTATCTTAGCAGAGAATGGTGGTTGGGCAATATTTAACTCTACCCCTAATGGTAAGAATCATTTTTATGAGATGTATAATAACGCTGTTAAAAATCAAAAATGGTTTACTCAATTCTTAACTGTAGATGATACAAGAAATTGGGATAGTAACCCTATTATAACACAAGAAAGTATACAAGAAGAACGAGAAGCTGGTATGTCTGAAGAGATGATTCAGCAAGAATTCTATTGTTCTTGGACTGCTAACTCTCAAGGTTTTTACTACTTATCACTTATAGAGTCCGCTGAACAAGATGGTAGAATAGGCAAGGTTCCATTTGACCACTCAAGTCCTGTAGAAACATGGTGGGACATTGGAGTTGGAGATAATACATGTATATGGTTTACACAAACTAAAGGTAATGTAATACATATTATTGATTTTTATAAGAATAATGGTAAGGGTGTAGAACATTATGCCAAACATCTTCAGCGTAAACCATATGTATATAAGTCTCATAACTTTCCACACGATATGGGAGATACCGAATTTGGAACAGGACGTACTAGACTAGAAGTTGCAGAAGAATTGTTTAAAGGTGTTAGAGTTAACATTATACAGAAGTTGGGAGTAGAAGATGGTATCAATGCTGTGAGAATGGTATTACCAGCTTGCTATTTTGACAAAGTTAATTGTGCAGATGGATTAGATGGTCTTCGTAATTATCATAGAGAATATGATGAGAAGAAACAAGAATATAAAAACAAACCGGTACATGACTGGGCCAGTGATCCAGCCGATGCTTTTAGATACATGGCCATTGGTATCACAATGCCTAGAAGTAGATCATTTAAAAATGAGTTTATGAAAAAGAATGCTAGACTCATATCGACTAAAAATTGGAAAGCTTCATGACTAAATTACAGAAAATGATGGAACTAGCCCGTAAGAACTGGGATAGATATAATGAAAGTATTCACAGAGGACATGATAGATATCAAAAACAAGCTGAACTTTGTGAGAATTTTTATTTAGGCGGGGGTAGACAATGGGATGAAGATACTAAGAAAGCATTAGAATCTGATGGTAAACCCTGGTTAGAAGAGAATATTATCTTTTCTACAATTAACACAGTCATAGGTTATCAGACTCAAAGTAGAATGGATATCGCATATAAACCTAGAGAGATTGATGATCAAGGTATATCAGATATATTGTCTAAGCTTTCAATGTTTATTGTAGATCAAAATAGATTTCCTTGGCTCGAAAGTCAAGTATTTTCAGATGGTTTGATTCAGCAACGTGGATTTTATGATGTTAGAATGGACTTTAACGAAAATATATATGGAGATATTAAGATAACAACTTTAGACCCATTAGACGTTATCCCAGACCCAGACGCTAAAAGCTACGATCCTAATGATTGGGCTGATGTGATGGTTACAAGTTGGATGTCATTTGATGATATTAAAGAAACATACGGATTAAGTGTTTGGAGAAAGTTACAACAATTTATACAAGATGAGCCAGATTTTGGTACATCTGATCATACGACAGAAAGAAATAAGTTTGGCACTATTAATAATTATTCTGCATACTATGTAGACACTACAGGTATCCAACATGCTAAATTAGTAAGTAGGCAGTATTGGAAACTTCAAAACAGATCATTCTTTCTAGATCTTGAGAGTGGTGATTTAACACCTGTTCCTGATAACATGAAACCTCAAGAGGCTAAACAACTCGCAAGGGACACTGGTGCTGAAGTTATAAAACGAGTTAGTAAACGTGTAAGATGGGTGGTTAGTACTAAGGATATAGCATTACATGATGAATGGAGTCCTTACGACACATTTACAATCATTCCATTCTTTCCTTATTTTCGTAGAGGTGTAACAATAGGGTTGGTAGATAATCTTATTAAAACACAAGAGATGTTGAATAAGGTTTATTCTCAAATTCTTCATACAGTAAATACTACTGCAAACTCTGGTTGGATTGTAGAGGAAGCTGTTCTAACCAATATGGATGTTGAGGATTTAGAGAGTACAGGAAGTCAAACAGGGCTAGTATTAGAACATAAGGCAGGTAGACCAGCCCCTACTAAAATAGAGCCAAATACTGTACCAACAGGACTTAAAGATTTAGTAACATCTGGTGTAGACTTAATCCGTCTTATTTCAGGTGTGTCAGAAACATTTCAGGGTGGTAAAGGACCGGAAGTATCTGGTACTGCCATTCAGTCAAGAGTACAACAAGCAGCTATACAATTAGCCGCCCCAATTGATAATCTTTTCCGTACTAGAAATATGGTAGCAGAGAAGATGTTAAACCTAATACAATCCTTTTATACAGAAGAGCGAACGCTTGTTATAACGGGATCGAATGATGAGGGTCAAGAGAAACAAGAAGAAGTGGTCATTAATAAAGAAGGCCCTGAAGGTCTTATTAATGATGTATCAGTTGGCAAATACGATGTTGTAATTGCTGATGTACCTACTCAAATAACCTTTCAAAACGCACAGTTCAGTCAGGCGATTGAAATGCGTAAATTCGGAGTTGAGATACCTGATGATGAAATGGTTAAAATGAGTACACTTTCGAGGAAGAATGAAATAGCTAAAAAGATAGAACAAGCACCTTCTCCTGAGCAACAAAAACTTGCGGCAGAAGAACAAAGACTTAATATCGAATCAATCAGAGTTCAAAACGAGAAAGCTGAGAGTGAGGCTAAAGAAAGTGATTCTAAAACAATGAAACAAGCGGCTGAAGTCGCTACAATGCTTACTGAGAATCCGGGTTTGGGTCCAATATTAGATACTTTAATGGGAACCATAGAAACTGAAGAAGAGACTCCTGCTGAACCTGTTGCACAGAATGTTCAAGAAGTACCTCAAGCTCAGACGGATTTTCAACCTAGACTAGGGGAGGTTTAATGCCTAAATATAGTAATAAAAGTAAGAATAAATTGTCTACTGTAGATATGAAATTACAAGAAGTGTTTAATGAAGTAATCAAACATTTTGATAATACAATCATAACAGGTCATAGGACAGAAGTAGAACAAACTATTCATTACGACACTGGTAGATCTAAAGTTCAGTTTCCAAATAGTAAACATAATTCTTCACCATCAATGGCTGTAGATGCTGCACCTTACCCAATTGATTGGAACGATAGAGAGAGATTTACTTTATTTGCTGGATACGTATTAGGGATAGCGGCTAGTAGAGGTATTCGTTTAAGGTGGGGTGGTGATTGGGATAAAGACACTGAAGTAAGTGATAATAGATTTGACGATTTACTACACTTTGAATTGGTGAATTAAAATGGTGTAAGAATAATGCGCGATGGAATGATGAAATCCTAAAGGAACTAGGTTTAGTAACAAGGTGTGGTTAGCCTTAATTAACCATTCGTTTACTCTTGCGTTAAAGAGGAATTAGCTAATTATAGCGTAAAAATAATAGAGAGAATAGAATGAGTGAAGATTACGATGATATTGATGATATTGAGAATGAAGACGGTAATGAAGACGAAGTTGATAGAGGTAATGTTGTAGAAGAGGATGAATTAAATGATGAAATTGAAGATGATAATTCTGACACTGATATAGATGAAGACGATGTTAATGAAGATGAAGACGACAGGGATGAAGACGAAGATGGTGTTGAAGATGATGAAGAAAGTGAAAAGTCTAATATTCCAATATCGAGGTTAAATGAAGTAATAGCTCAAAGAGAGGCTGAGAAAGAAAGAAGCTTGTGGTTGGAAGAACAGTTAGAAAAACTAATCAATCAAAAGTCAACACCTCAACCAGTTGTAGCAGAGGTGAAAAAGGAAGAATATAACTTTAGTGAAGCAGAAGAAAGTTACGCAACATTATTAATAGAAGGTGAGACAACTAAAGCAGCATCGCTTAGAAACGTTATTGAGTCTGAAAGAAAGAAAGAGCTTGTGGCATTGATCAAACAGGTTGAAGAATCTAGTTCTGAAAAGGCTACTAATAGTTCTAAAATCGAAATTGAGAGTGCTAGGTTCGATAGTCTAATTACTAAGTTTGAAAGTGAACACACTTTTTTAGATGCAGATAGTGATGACTATAATGATGAAGCAGTTGATACTGTAAATACTCTTTTAGCAGGATATGTTGCAAGTGGGAAGACTAAGAGTCAAGCATTAAGGTTGGCTGTTAATAAAGTGTCACCTATGTACGAAGAGAAGGAAGAAGTTAAACCATCTTTAGGGAATAAGAAGAAGGTTGCAGCAAGGAAGAAGGCAGCAAAAGCTTCTAACACTCAACCACCTGCTAGCGTAGGCAAAAGAGGTACTAATACAGATAAGTCTGAAGTTGATATTTCTAAACTATCTGAAAAGGCTTTTAGAGACTTGACGGTAAAAGAGAGGAAGATTTTAAGAGGCGATTAATAATATAACATTCCTGAAGAGGATATAATACTAGTCCTAAGTAAGTTACCAATTTGGATTCATTATCCGCTGGCATTAGGCGCAAATTCGTATACTTTCACGTTAGAAAGTCGGAAGGGAAACCTAAGACTCCGTTATGTCTATTAACTTTAATTTTAATAACTATAGGAGCCTAAAATGGCTTTAACAAACTTTGCGGCGTTAACCGCTGAACAAAAACTAGTATGGTCTAGAGAAACATGGGAAGAAGCCAGAGATATGGCGTTCATCTCTAAGTTCTTAGGTACTGGTCAGAAGAGTCTTATCCAACGTATTACAGAATTAACTAAGACAGAAAAAGGTGAAGAAGTTATTATGTTCTTGCTTGCTGACTTGATTGATGATGGTGTAGTTGGTGATGACGAAAGAGAGGGTAATGAAGAAGAGATGATGTCATATGATGACAAAATCACTATTGACCTTATTTCTCACGGTTATCTTATAGCTGCCTAATAGAGTGATCTATTAAGGAAAAGTCCTTTAACTGCTGGAATACCCTTAGAGCTTATATAACTACAACGTAACTAGAAATGGTAGGCGTGAATGTTTGAAAATATATAAGATTGGGCAATCAGCATCTAAGACTCTAAATACCTTTTTATCGTAAAGATAAATTGAACTTTCTAATAGAAAGGTTGTCCAAGAGTAAAGATCAACGACTAGTCGAGAGACGTACCTGCTTAGTTTAGTGGGGAAATGGGGACAAACTATGAAGATGTGTTATAAATGTAAGATAGAAAAAGAGAGTTTTTCTTTTAATAAGAATAAATCTAAAAAAGATGGATTGACTACTGAGTGTAGAAGTTGTATAAAAGAATATGCAGATGTTTATAGAAAAAAGAATAAACAAAGACTTTTACATCAAAGTAGATTATTTAAAGATAATAATCGAGAATCTATTAATAGTAAAAATAGAAAGAGATATCTAACTAGTAAGTTAGATCCTATTTTTATGGATAAGAAAAGAAAATCTAATAGAGTATATAAATATAATAATAAGGGTAAAATTAATTCTGATACAGCTAAAAGACACTCTAATAAATTAAATAGATTGTCTATTACTTCTGAAGAAGATTTACTTATTATAAAGAGTATATATAAAGAAGCTAGAAAATTATCAATATTAACTAATATTCCTCATCATGTGGATCATATAATTCCATTACAAGGTGAGTTAGTTTCTGGATTACATCTTTCTTTAAATTTACAAATATTGACACAACATGAGAATTGTTCAAAACATAATTCTTATATAGTTTAAGATATAGTCTAGCCTTTAGAGAAATCTGAAGAGACATAAGGATTTGTCGTAATATTTCGGTAAGACAAAAAGGTAAATTGTCAGAACAGAAGACTGTTATTGGTTTTCGTGAGAATGCTAGAGATAGATTATCATACTGGTTAGCCAATCGCATGGATCAACTAGCCTTCTTAACCATGTCAGGTATTGGTTATGATAAGAATAACGATGGTTCTACTCGTAGCTCTGGTGCATTTAACACATTAGCATTTGCATCTGATGTAAGTGCTCCTACCGCTAATCGTCACAGACGTTGGGATGCTACACTTGGCTTACAAGCAGGTGATACTTCTGCTGTAGTTGCTGCTGATACCTTGACTTACAAGGCTATTGTAGATATTGGTGTATATGCTAAAACTCATTATATCAAACCTTTAGTCGAAGGTGGTAAAGAGTATTACATTGCATTTGTACGACCAGAAGCATTAGCTCAATTGAAAAAAGATGCTGATTATCAACGTGCGGTTACTACTGCTGAACAACGTGCATCTAAGAACCCTTGGTTCACAGGTGGTATCGTAACTGTAGATGGTATCGTATTCCACGAGCATCGTTTAGTATACAACACTCTTGGTGCTACATCAGGTGTTGATAAATGGGGTGCTGGTAGTGATGTTGACGGAAGTCGTATGTTGATCTGTGGTCCTCAAGCATTAGGTATGGCTGACTTAGGAAGTCCAGAGTGGAGTGAGAAATGGTTTAACTATGACTCTTCTCCCGGTATCAACATTGATAAAATGTTTGGCTACTTGAAGCCTAAGTTCTACTCTATCTATGATAAGAGTGTAGAAGACTTTGGAATCTTAGCAGTTGATCACGCAATCTGATAACAATTAGGGACACTAGTATAGCACTGGTGTCCCTATAATTATATTAGGGAGGGCGTGAATGCCAAATGCTAAACGTAAGAGACTGCAAAGATTAGGAGAAGGTTTCGGTGGGTTACTAGGAGGTGCTGTAACGGCATTAAAGACTGGTGGTACTCCGGGCGGGAAGACTAAGAAAGGCAAGAAACGAAAAACAAGAAAAGAGATCCTTGATTCGATCTTTTAATATTAACGGATACTTAATGATGATGAAAGTATCCTTTATTCATTATTCATCAAATTATAAGGAGTCTTAAATGGCTATTACTAAAAAACCAGGTCGTCAAGAAGTTATCTCTGCTAGAGTTACTTTTACACTAGGGACGGCATTGGGAGAAGATGTAGGTGTTATTGGTGTATATGGTGCTATTGACGTACCAGAAGGCGCTGTAGTTGTTGGTGGATCTTTAACAGTTTCAGATGCAACTACCGCTACCGTTGACCTTAATGTAGGTGACGGTGTAATTGCTAATCGCTATGCCTCTGGTGTAGATGGTGCTGCTACAGGTTTAACAGCCTTAGTACCAACAGGTTATGTATATCCTGCTGCTGATACCATTGATGTAAGCGTTACTATAGCTGATGCTGCTGCTGCTGGTACTGCGGAACTGATTGTTAATTATGTAGTGAATGGTAGAACAGCTTTCTCACAAGGCTAATTAACACGACCCTCTTTAATCATTACAAATAGGTTATTGGGGGTTTTTTTATAAGGATGATTATGAATAAAATTAGAAAATTAATGGCCCCGAAAGGTGATATTAGAGTTGCCTTGACAAGTGGACATGTTACTGTTATAGGTAAGGAACCTACAGATGTATCAGAAGTCTTTTGGGCTGAAGCCTATTCACTAGGAGCTATTTCAGGTGATATGAAAGAGACTACTATTGCTGAGAAAGCAATTAAGGTTAAAGAAGATATTGCTGAAAAAGAGGCAAAAGAACTTGCAGGACTGACAGAAGTTTTAAAGGACTTAATAGATAACCCACAAGGCGCTATTGATAAGAATAACTTACCATTAGTTAGAAAAGTATCAGCCATGTTAGGAAGACCTGTTAAAAAACCTGTCATGCTTAAAGTATGGAAAGAGTTACTAAATATTGAGGACTAATTGTGGAATTACTAGACGCTGTAAAATATTTAAGAGAGAATATTCTAGATGATACTGGTGGTCTAGGTGCTGATTGGCAAGGTATTGATGATGACGATACTTCCTCTTTCCAACTAAGATGGTCTAATGAGGAATTAGTATCAAATATAAATGCCGCTATTGAACTTGTTTATAGACGTATTCTTCCAGTTAAAGAGATTAATAGTAACTTTAACATCTCTACTGTTCAGGGAACTTCTGTCTACCCATTGGACCCCAGGATTTTACAAGTAGTTGGAATAAGAGATAGTAATACAAACAAGGCGTTAAAGAGATTAGATGTTGAAGATATATGGAGTAGTGATAGCTTTAATACAGATCAGAAAACACCAGAGTATTACATACCTAACTATGATACAGGGTTTATCACACTTCATAAAGTACCTATCGAGGCAGTAACCTATTCGTTATTAGTATATAGACTACCACTTGTCAAACAGTCATGGGATAGTTTTGATGCTATTATAGAATTAAGAGATGAGTTTATCATTCCAATGATATGGGGTGCAGCAGCTATCTGTTATGAAAAGGATGAGGCTAATATTGCTGATCCTGGTAGAAGTATATATTATCTTCAAAAGTTTAATCAAGAGTTTCCAGTAACGAGTACCTACGCTGATGTACGTAAAAGACGAACTAGTAATAGAACTGTAAGATATGGAGGCTTATAATGCCTAACCACCAGCGGACAGTTGTTATAGACAGTTTTAAAGGACTGAATAATGTACTTTCACCTGAGAGTACTAGTCAAGATTATCTTAAAGAGGTTGATAATGTAAACATTGATAAATCTGGTAGGATGTCAAAACGTAAGGGTTACACTCTTGAGGACAGTGGAGATTATACAACTATATGGTCTAATGACACATTTACAAAATGTTATGCTGTTAAGAATGGTGATCTGATAGAGATATTTCAAGACCTTACAAACACAGTAATAAGAGCAGATGTTGGTAACATATCATTATCATTTGAAGAGATTAATAGTGTTGTATACTATACATCTAATAATGTGAATGGGGTTATTGAGAATGGGGTGAATAGATCTTTTGGATTAGAGACACCATCTACCTCTCCAATACTTTCTACATCTCTAGGAGGACTGTTAGGAGGTGTATATCAAGTAACTTATAGTTTTGTAGACTCTAATGGAAGAGAGTCAGGTGCTAATGCAGCTAGTTACATAACTGTGGGGGATAACTCTGCAATCAATATCGCAATAAATAAACCTGACAATGCTGATATAGTTAGTTATAGAATATACTGCTCTACAACAGACGGTACAGTATTATATTATTATCAAGAGGTAGATATAAATGATACGACTAAGATTACAAATACTTCACTCCTATCTTCCCCGTTAAAAACATTCAACCTAGATCCTCCTCCACTTGGAGACCTAATAGGTTATTATAAAGGAAGACTTTATATATCTAATGGTAATACGTTATGGTATTCTGAACCGTATCAATATGAATATTTTGTTTTAGATACTAATTATGTACAACTACCAGATACTATTACGGGCATAATGCCTGTTGAAGATGGCATATGGATTGCAGCCGATCATCTATATTATATCTCTGGATCAGATACAGATAACTTTAAACTTTCACTTAAAGAAAGGATTAAATATGTTTCTGGAACTTCTACCTACTTATCAGGGTCATATATACTATTAGACAATATGCCTATAGGATATAAATGGCTCATAACTACAGACCTTGGAATCTTCGTATTATTTAACCAGGGTGTAGTAATAAATTTAACAGCTACTAACCTTAGTTTGGATAGAGCAGTTAGTGGTACATCTGTCTTCTTGCAAGATGGGGGTATGAATCAATATTTGTCTATTTTAAATAAATCAGATGAATCTAATAATTCTGTAATGGGGGATGTAGTAACAACCTCTGTAATCAGAAATGGAATAACAATTTCTTAACAAAAACTAAAACTATGAACACAAAAACAGAATTAAATATTGGTGGTACTTTTACTTACGAGCAT